CTGCGTCTGCTGATCCATCTGCTACTGTAGTCGTATGAGTATCAGCGTTGGTGGTGATAGCTTCGGTACCTGTACCAAGAGCATCAGCTATAAGTTCTAAGTTTGTATTGGTACTGGTTCCCCAAGTACCTGACTCATCACCTGTAGCGATTTCTTTGAGCCTTAAATTATTTACATAAGTTGCCATTTCTTACCTCTGAGCATTTATTATGCCATTTTAAATTGGTTATTGTATATTAAATTATGCAGCAACGTCTGTCCAATTCGGAGTTTGAGATTCGTCAATATCTTCCCATTTAAAGACATGACCAAGCTCTGCGCTGGCTGAGACCCCAGTAATAGTAAAGTTGCACACTCCGACAACCGTTGGATTTACAAACGGATCACTAGCAACCATTTGATTAACTTGGTTGCCAACATCAAAGTTATTATTGGTTTTAGTAGTGGCTGTCCCTATCGCAGATGTCGCTGCTACACCTGTAACTGCAACATTCGCTTCACCATCTACGTCTACTGATACTGAACCTAAACTTGACGTTAACCCTGCAACTGAAGCTACAGCTTGACCGTTTACTCCAGGCGCTCCTAGAGCAGATGTGGCCGCTAGTCCACTTACACTAATATTATTGGTGGATATAGTTGTTAGAGTTCCAACCGCTGATACGCCAGCTAACCCATTAACTCCAATTTCGCCGCCTGCCTCAACAGCAAGACCACCGTTAATCGCTGTTGCTGCAAGGCCTGTTAAAGTTACTTTTGCTTCAGCGTCTGTTGTTATAGATCCTAGAGCAGATGTTGCTGCTAGACCAGAAAGGACAACGGGTATTGGTTCGCCCCATGTGAGCTGACCCCAAGTTCCTCGACCCCAACCCGTTATATTAGCCATTTAAGGCTAGGCGATTCTTATAATCGCTGTAGAAGCTGCTGCTGCTGGGAATACAATAGTAAAGTCTCCAGCGGTAGATGTTTTATCTCCACCAAAGTCGATTGTTGCTACTGATTTATTGCTGTCAGAACTGTTGTAGATCATACATCCTCTAGCAGTAATAGTAGCGGTACCAAAAGTTAAATCACCAAAGTCAGTAAAAGCTGTAGTACCAGAACTTGTAGGTGCAACCTTAGTTAAGGTTCCCCCACCTGTAGAATAGTTAGTACCAGTTGCTTGACCTGTAGTGGTAAAAGAAGTTGTAGTAGCTCCTAAAGTCGCTGATGAAGTATACAAAGCTAATTTATAAGCGTCTCCATTGGTAGCAAAGTTATGATTGCCAAGAAGAAGCTCTTTCTTAAAGCTAGTTGTAAGTGTTGATGATATTGCCATAATATTATAGTTTCCTAATTAAATCGGCAGCCTTTTTAAAGTCTGCTTTATCTAATTGATTATTAATTGTAATCCTATCAGATTTTATAGCATTTTGCATATATTGTTCAATAAGTTTTTCTATATTGTCTTTGTAAGCTTGCACCTGTTTTTTTATTTCTTCGGGTGCATCATCATTAACATGAATCATTTTTTCTATACAACGCTTTGCCCAAAATTCAGCAGAGTGTCCACCCTCATTTGTTGTATGAACTTCTATTACTCCTAACTCCGGGCCAGCTTTATAACTCATTACCATTTGTTAGGCTCTCCTACTTTATTTTTGTTAAGGTGGCTGTCATGCTTATCAATTAATACAGGCTCTTGCGGGTAAGTGAATTGCTGGACTTGGCTTCTTTTTTTGGTAGTTAATATTCCTTTCTCGTCTGGTATAACAACCAACGGATCGTCTAATCGATGATAGCCATAAAGTTTTTCATGAGCAGGAACAGCTGTATCTAGCAAGTAACTTGTTGCAGCAACCTCTACTTGGATTCCACTAAACATAGCTTTGCTTAACCAAAACTCTACAGATGCTCGGCCTGCTTCAGCAAAATGTAAATTGCCTTGGTAACTAAAATCAATTCCAAACATTTTAATCTTTGCTACTTTGTTCCAAACAGCAAAAGCTACTGCGTAAGCAACGGTGTTGTTTAGGTAGTGAGATCCACATGCGCCTAACACTTCATCGATTGGGTAATCCACAAGGCCAGGGCAACGATCATCTAGCTCACATGTATAGACTGGACCTTGATGCTCAGTTAAAAGTTTTGACATGCTGTCAGTTTGTCCCCCGGCATCTTCGGTATCTAGGAATCTAGATGGTGGGTCCATCATAAAGACTCTGTCATGGTAAATTACAGAGGCTACTGCGTTGATAGCCCACACCTCATCGAAATGTGATCCATGTGATTTTGCTAAGTTATAGTCAAACCAACTTTTGCCCATTCCGACAATAGCTACAGTTTTACCTTCAAGTTTCTTGATGGGTTTCATTTTCTCTCTCCTTTATGTAACCGTTGTTCTAAGCGAATCGTATCTGTATTCGTCTCTCCTTCCTCGTGCTTCAGCTTTATTTTTTAGCCTAGCCATTTCTTGTTGAAATCTTCCCTCATATAAATTCATCATGTCACCATCACCTTTCATAAAGGTGTAAGCTTCAACCAAACATCCATACAACAATCCATTTCTTGCATGCTCTGATATCCAAGTTCCAGTTGTATCTGTTACTAATGAATTTGGTTTATACAAATAATGAAGTTCTGTTGTGTAATTTTGATCTGGTACTGGAGCAATAATCAAACTTGACTCTTTTAGTCCAGTATTTAAATTTTTATCAAAGTCTCCATAATATAAGGGAATGCCTCTAGCTCCTGAGTCTGTTGGATCTGGTGAATATTCTTGCATAAAACTAGGATGTTTTTTGTCAAGATAATGATAGTCACCATTTGCATCTATAACAGATAAAGAAAAAGATAATTCAAAATCATCTGGTGCTGTTAAAAACCTAGAGCCAGCTGTCATAGATCCTTGAACATTTCTTCTAAAATAATCAAACTGCACCAATTCAAAAATCCTTTCTTCAGTATTTTGAATTATGTCATCAAGGGTGCTGACAAAAGTAGTTTCACTATTTTGTACATAGTTTTGAATTAATGTTTTTAATTCTGATAATGTTAAGGGACTGCTCATATTAAGTGTTTAATTGGCCACCCATACCTGAGTGATTAGTACAGTAATAATAAAGCGTAGGCGCTCCAACTGCAACTTCTATTTGAGTATATGCTCCTGAGCTTCCAGGAGTTCCGCTTGTCGTTACCCCTGTTGTATATTCAGACCCACCAGAATGAGTTCCATTTGATGTTGTTGAAATTCTTAGTGGATGACTGCTATTGGTGCTATCTGATTGATCGAACTTATAAGTTTGTCCCTCTGTTAAAGATAAAGTAGGAGTCCTAGCTCCATCTATATAAAAATAATTAGAACCTAAATAACTAGCCACAGTAACCGTATAAGTTGTTGGGCTAGGGGTTGGGCTTGGAGTAGGGCTTGGACTTGGGGCAACTGAACCATCTGTGCTAACTGTTATGGTTCCAATATCTCCTGTTGATTCAGGAACCAAAAAATTTGTTCCTACGATGTCTGAATTAATATAATGAGATTCATAAATGTTTGTGTAAACCACAACCACATATCCTTCTCCAACTTCTTTATCTGTATTAGGCCTAGGCTCATATAAAGCCTCTGGATCCATTACATGTGGAAGCGGCTCTAGCTGAGGATGTTTTGGTTCCCAACACTCAGTACAGGTCTTGAGACCATTCCATTCTTTTTTTAATTGATTAAGGGGATACTCAAAAGCACATCTATCACATTGTGATATTGCATACTTTCCTGAAGCGTATGCCATGTTAGTATCCGTTTCTTAGATAAGGAGCTACTCTAAACGAAGATCTATCTTCGTCTTGAGACAAAGCTCTTTCAAATTCTTCCTCGTACATTTGTTTTAACATGCCAACTCTATCAGGAGCTTTCTTAATTGCAATGTAATATGCAAGCCCTGCTGCAAAGCAAGGGTAAAACCTAAAAGGCATGTCCATGGTGTTAGTCCCGGCATCAGCGTCATCCATTCTTACTAGCTTGTTAAAGACTAATACGTCAGTAGAGTTTTCTGGAGCTGGCCATATCTTCAAAACAGGGGCAATAAGCTTATCTAAAAAGAATTGAGAAGGTCTAGACTTGGTTGATTTTGTAGGAATGTTTAAGTATTCACTTCTACTAACCCTAGACATCTGAAGATCTACGTTGGTTCCATCTGTGTCTCTTCTGATAGAGCAATCTAATATATCAATAACATTAGAATTTAATGTGTAATCGTTTTGACCTTCAACAACTGTCTCAGTCGTTTGCTCTATGGTCCATTGATTAAGGCCGCGATTAGCCCACTCAGCAAGCATCAAGTTAATAGATCGTTTAGCTGTTTTTAAATCATAGCCAGTTCTAAGTTCTAGGCCACATCTTTCAAATGCTTCTTCTACAAACTCAGCTACGTTTGGCTCAAAATCTGTACTGCTTGATGTTGTCATTTATTTAGATCTCTGTAACATAGCCTTCTTCTTAGCTGACTTGTTTAAACTCCCATAATGAAAAACAGGTTTACTAGTTTTTGTATGAGTTTTATTTGTATGTAATTTTCCATTAGGCATTTTATGGTACGATCCTTTCCAGACAGTTCCATCTTTTAAATAATGTTTTACATTCATTCCCATTATGAGTACTTGGTTTTTTTTCTTCTATTATTCATTAC